ATATACATACTCCTGGGATAAAGCAAGATGGGAAAGATTACGAAAAGGAGGGTGGATAACTATTTTTAGCAAAAGAAATAGAACGACAATGAAGTATAATACTTACACTACGTCATTCAAGTGCAAGCAGCTCATAACAAGAATATACAGAATATTATTAGGCGAAGAAGATTTACCTACGTCGGCAAAAAGCACATTTTATAAAAATAAAACGTACACAGATAAAGTGTTTAACCATGCTATCGATAACATGATAAAAGATAGCGAAAGATAAAAATAAAACTATGGCATTTAAAATGAACCCAAAATCTCCAGCCTTAATGAAAGCAATGGGGGCGGCATCACCAGCTAAGCAACGCTCTGGAGGAATAAGTTCTGAGGAAAACAGAGGAATAAAAGGCATTTCAGAAGAAATGAAACCAGCGCAGGAGCGCGGAATGAAAAAAGAGGTTAGGCTTATAAAAAAGAAAAAGGCATCTACTACAAATACAGAAGCTGCAAAAAAAGAAACTGCTAAAGAAGCAGAGAAAAAGGTTTTAACCCCTAAGGAAAAAGCTCTTAAGGCTTTAAAGGATGCTCAAGGGGATAATGAAGTTGCTAATATTGAAAAAGAAACTTCTAAAGTAAAAAAGAATTCTACAAAGAAAAGGAAGCAAGCAAAAAGAAAAGACAGCCAAGCAGAACGAAGAACTGAAAAAACAAAAAGGCTAGAAGAAAGAATTGAAAGAAGAAAAAATAGAAGATCATAAATGGCATTTAGGTTAAAACCACATTCTGAAATATTCGGTTTGCATGACGCTACGTCAGAGTTTGGCACACCTGTTATTATAAAAGACGATTTGGAAAAAGGAGTACAAGCAGAAGCTAATAGAGATGGAACGATCTTTGTTAGCTCAGACTTGCCTGAAAATAAAGTACAGGATGCCGTAAACCACGAGAAAGTGCATTTAGATCAAATGGCCACTGGTAGATTGCAATATTCAGATGATTCTGTTACTTGGAAAAGAGATACAAAATCTCCTGCTAGGAAATACAGTAGGGCTACAATGAACGAGGGACATCCGGATTTTGAGTGGGAAAACGAAGCATATAAACAATCATAATTATGGGATTAAATTTTAGAGGATCAGCAAATAGGTTTAAATATAAAAACCAAAACAGCTTTCAAGATAAATCAGCGCCTGGCCCAAGAAGGGGTGTAGGTGGTGATCAGCCAGGTAGTTTAGCTAGAGCAGAAAAAAGGTTTGGCAACATAACTAGCCCTGCTAAAATAAAGAAAAACTTTTACGGAGGTGAAGCTTATTTCCAAGACGGATATAGTGGAGACTTAGGAAAGAGTAGACCTATAACCCAAAAGTCAAGATCGCCTTTAAAAATAAATGAAGCATTGGTTGCAGGCGCGGGTAGAGCGGCAAAAAAGTTTGTTGATGTTGGTTCGGCTATGTCAGAAGGCTTTAGCCCACCAGAAGCTATTACTCCAGTAGATCCCGGAGGCCCAGAGCCATTAGCTACGGATTTAGATCCTAACGTTAATGACGGCAATAAGCCCACCGATGACGATAAAACAAAAGAAACAGAAAAAACAACAAATACCAAGACAGATGAATAACAAACCAATTACAGCCAGAGTTAAAAGTGGCATGTTCAAAACAAAAGAGCCTTTATTAAATGTAGGACCGGCTGGAGTTGACGGAAACAATACGACTCGCACTATGCCTTCTCCGAGTAAGATGAAAGGGTATACTATGAAGTCTTCGCCTTTTAAGCAAGCAAAAACAAGCAAGGACATTGTTACAGAGGCTATTAATGACCAAATAACAGATAAGGGTATAAGCCTTGGAACAATAAAAACCACAAACACCCCAGGCTCTGGTGGAACTGCCGGTACAGACGCCGTTAATGTCACTACAAACTATGACGAATTACAGGCTGGCAAAATAGATTTAGGGCCAGATTATAAGCCCTCAGCTGCGGAAACCGCTAGAGCAAATAAAGAGGTAGCGGATGCTAAAGCTAAAGACAAAGCGCTATCCAAGCCAGCCACAGAAGGCACACCTGGAACAGATGACAAAGAGGTAAAGGAAAAAACGGCTATTATTGAAAAAGTGGCACGCACAGGAGAGGCGTCAACTGCTTACGGTACTCGTAATAACTTAAGGAAAGCTAAGGTAGCAGCTCGTAATGCAAAAAAATACCAAAGGAAACAAGATAAAGCCGACCGCAGGAAAAATCCAGAATTGTATGATGCAAAAGAACAAAGACGCGCTAGAAAAGAAACTGCATCTCAATCAATAAAAAAAGTTGCGGACTCTGAAGTAAGAAACGCACAAATACAATCTAAACAAGGTAAAACTGGGTTTTCAACAAATAAAAACACGGTGCTGGACGATGTTAATGTACAGCAAGGAGAAAAACTTACGGATGTGCAAAGAGGCCTAGGAACACCTGTTACAATGAAAAACACGGGTTTCTTTAAAAAGAAATCCCCTATGAAAATGAATTACTTTAAAAAGTGAAAGCAAAAGGACTAGGAGATACAATAGAAAAAATTACAACCGTAACCGGAATTAAAAAAGTGGTTAAAGCTTTACCTTGGGATTGCGGTTGTGATAAAAGAAAAGAAACATTAAATAAGATGTTTCCATATAAATAACAATTAAATTTAATAAAATGGCAAAAAAGAAAGAGTACACAGAGTTTGAAGTGGTAAAACCAAGTAAAAAATTAGAAGACCAAGAGTTATCTCAAATAAAAGAAGCGGTTGCTAAAGCTAATGAAGTTCAAATGCAAATAGGTGGGGTTGAGGCCCATAAGCATACGCTGCTACAAAACTTATTGTTGCTAAACAAAGAAGTTGAAAGCACTCAAAAAATACTAGCAGCTAAATACGGAAATGTGACTATTAATCTTGTTACAGGTGAATTTACAGAGAATGATGAAGCTGATAAGAAAGATTAGTATAGGTAAAGATTATAAGAATGACGCTATGCACTACACTGTTGGACAGGAAGTGTATGGTGGTCATATTATAGAGAATATTATAGAAGAAGATACAAAGTTTTCTATATACATATCTAAAGACGGAGCCGTGATGCCTTGGAAAGATTTTAACAAAAGCATGGCTATTTCAGTGGAGTATAATATCTCATGGTAAAATGCAAAGTGTATTTAATTACCTTGTAACACCCAAGGGTGGGAGAACAACCGGAGAAATTACAATTGAAGGACAAGAATTACTATTAAACACAGAATTACAAAATCACGAGTATTCAAATAGAATTGGTGTTATATTAAGTTTGCCTTTGGCAGAAAAATATAAAGAATTACGAGAAGGAGATGAAGTGATATTACATCATAATGTATTTAGAAGATTTAGAGATGTAAGGGGTAAAGAAAAAAATAGTAAAAGCTATTTGACAGAAGAAACTTATTTAGCCCAGCCCGATCAAGTATATGCATATAAAAGGAATGACGAATGGAAAGCTTTAGAAGGTTTTTGTTTTGTTGCGCCAATTAAAGAAACAAAAATGTTTTCTTTAGAAAATGAAAAACCATTAATTGGAGTAGTTAAATACTGTACTTGTGGTTTAGACGTAGACACATTGGTAGGATTTAAACCTACTTCAGAATATGAGTTTATTATAGAAGGGCAGAGGTTATACCGAGTACCCACGAATTCAATTACAATCAATTATGGACATAAAGGAAACGAAGAGGAATATAATCCTAGCTGGGCAGAAAGCAGTTGAAGAATTAATAAAGGTAGCTAAAGAAGCTATTGTAGATTCAGACGACGATATATCAGCAGACAGACTTAAGAATGCAGCGGCTACAAAAAAGCTAGCTATATTCGATGCTTTCGAAATCCTAAACCGTATTAATGACGAGCAAAGAGCTTTAGATGGTAAGCCAAAAGAAGAAGCTGAAAAAAAAGACTTCAAAGGCTTTGCTGAAAAAAGATCTAAGTAATGTATACGCAGGATCTATACAGTATAATAACACCTATTAAGCCAAATACTATATCTAGATTAAATAGAAGTAGAAAATGGGAATATGGATATAACAAAGAACACGACGTTGTTGTCATAAGCAGAACAGGTAAAATAGGTGAAATATACAATATACAAGGCTTAAAAATTGCTTTACCGGCTGAACCTGCTAAAGTAAGTAAAGAAACCAACAAATGGACACCGGAGGAGTACCCTAAGGCATTGAAGAGTATTAACAGTATATTTGATTGGCGAGATTATCCAAATGAATTTAAAGAAACTTGGGAAAAATATATAGATGAACAATTTAGAAAAAGAGAGGAAGGTCATTGGTTCAATAATAGAGGTGTGGCTACTTACATTACTGGTACTCACTTTATGTACCTGCAGTGGTCCAAGATTGACGTTGGGCAACCTGACTTTAGAGAATCAAACAGATTATTCTACATATTTTGGGAAGCTTGCAAAGCAGACAAAAGATGTTATGGAATGTCCTACCTCAAAAACAGACGATCTGGATTTTCTTTTATGGCTTCCGGCGA